GTCCAGAAAAGCTAAGATAAGGTGATGTTATTGGATTTTGGTGTTATAGTGCGAGAGAGGCTGGCTTATGGCTATGCGGTCATGATTGATGCCCTTCTCGTGACTGCGCCGAAGTCAGCCTCACCAAAAAGGTATTAGCTATGGGCATTAGTTTTGGTCCTTCTCAAGAAGAGTTAAAGATAAGAGCCGCAAAAGCTGTTTCTGCTAATGATGCCTTGCGTCAAAAAATAAGAAAAAATCTTGTTTTAAACAAGCCGCCTGAAGGCGTTATGGCTGGTTTATATAAAAAAATACCCACTAACATGAGGCTTCTAGCAGAAAACCTTGTTGGAGTTGATAGGCCAATAACAAACAAAGATTTTACTAATGACGAATTAGTTGAAATGGCTTTTTTAGCTCAAAAACAACGTGAAACTAACGCAAAAAGAGAAAAATTTTTTAAAGAACAACAACAATTTGATGTGTATCCAGAACAAAAAGCTAAAACAAAAAAAAGACTTCAGTCTTTTGAAAAGACTAGAGGGAAGACAAGCGTAGATCCATATAAATCAGTTGGTAATGATTCAATAGTGTCTGGCAGAAAAGTAGATAAAGGTTATTTAGATTCTGTCATAAGTTCTTTTACTGATCCTAGATATGGAGTTGCCACAACTTTAGGCCAGTATAACGTCCGAGAAACCCCTGAGATGGATGTTATAAAAGATACATATAATTTTAATAAAGCAGAACGAAATTTGCCTTCTAACCCTATTCAAGCTTTGCAACGAATGGCTGTAAGTCCAGAAATTGCAGGGGAGTATTTAGCTAATATTCTTGGAACTAAAGACAGACCGATAAATATTGAATTAAAGCGTAAATTCGCTGATGGCGGCGGAGTCTTTGGTGCATTTGAAGATCCCACCATGAGCAGTCAAATGTTTGAAGCTCTTGCTGATAAAACAGATATGTTTAATGATCCTATGGGAAGTGAGACTTTAGGCGCAGTAAACCGCGCTATTGTTGGTACTCCTATTGACGCTGTTGATCTTATGGGTCGCGTTGGTGAAACAGCCTTGCGTGGCGCGGCAAAGGCTGGCGAGGGAATTATAGGTGCGCTTGGGTCTGACGAGGGAATGGCGAAGCGGTTTGGGAGAGACATTTATGGTCTTGGTATTGCTGCATCTACTCTTGCTCCGATGGCTGGGCCTCGTCCACGAGGCAAGTCAAATAAGGCGCTTGTCCTTGAGGCGCAAAAAGACAAGGTAAAATCACCAGTTGTAAAGCAGAAGCTTGATGAGGATATGGATTTTGAGGCTATTGATGATGCCTTGAAGGATGCCAACTTAGATCTTGATGAGGCTTTAAGCGTTCAATCTAACTTTAATGCGACAGAGCGAACATTAAGCACTGATGACTTTAGCGACATTTTACAGAACGAGTTTGCTATAGCCAGAGACTCCGGCAAGTCTCGTGGCGAAGCTATGGCTGATGCTATGCGAAACACAGAAAAAGCCATGTCTGACATGAACATGATGGACGTTGTTATTGACCGTCCTATTCAAGATAAGATTTTTAAGCGCCTTGATGACGATTACGAGTTTGGTGTGAGCAAGGCGATTAAGCGCCGCGAAGAAGCGACTGCTAACCAGTCGGCTTTGCGTTCTCAGGCAAATCAAGCTAGAATGGCAAATCAACCGCGTGTTAGCGTTGAAGATGCTGTTAGGCAGCAACAGGAATTAATTAATTTTGGCATACCAGAGCCAACAACACAAAAACCAACGCTTGTGACTATTGAAGGCGGAAAGGACTAAATATGGCTGTCGAAAAAGGAATAGGCGCTGGAGTTGGTAATCCAGAGATGACCGCTCAAGAGCAAGCAGAGATTGATATAATAGAATTTCCAGCCCAGCCAGGTGTTATGGAAATGGATGACGGTTCTGCTATTGTTGGTGAAATCGTTGAAGAAATGGATATTGCTCAAGACGTTCCTTTTGATGCAAACCTAGCCGAATATGTGGATGAGAGTGATCTGGGCGTTATTGCTTCTGATTTGTCTGGAGACATTGAGGATGATATGTCCTCTCGTCAAGATTGGGAAGACACATATAAGCGCGGTATTGAGCTTCTGGGCATGAACTACGAAGAGCGTAGTCAGCCATTCGAGGGTGCGACTGGAGTTGTTCACCCGCTTCTTGCCGAGTCTGTAACACAGTTTCAAGCGCAAGCTTACCGTGAGATGCTGCCGTCTGGCGGTCCTGTTCGCACACAGACTATGGGTGCAGAAACACCAGAGCTTGTTGCTCAAGCTCAACGTGTTAAAGACTACATGAATTATATGATTACCTACGAGATGGAAGAGTATGATCCTGAAACAGATCAGATGCTATTCTATCTACCGATTGTTGGTTCAACCTTTAAGAAGGCTTATTTTGACCCTATCCTTCAAAGAGCGGTTAGCAAATTTGTACATGCGGAGGATCTTGTTGTTCCTTATGGAGCAACTGATCTCCTTACTACACCGCGTATTACGCATATTATTCGCATGGATAAGAACGAAGTCCTAAAGCTACAGCTTGCAGGTTTCTATAAAGACATTGATTTACCCGGTGGATCTTCTAGTGCTGAAGACTTTAGCGGCGTAAAAGAAGCTATTGATGAGGCACAAGGCGTACAATTATCTGGGTCTGGATCTGAAGAACTGGTTATTCATGAAGTCCACACATCTTTAGACCTAACTGGCTTTGAAGATGTGGACATGGCAGGTGAGCCTACTGGTCTGAAGATACCATATGTAGTTACTATCCTAGAGGCCACCAGCGAGATATTGGCTATTCGCAGGAATTACAGCGAAATGGATCCGCTGATGCGTAGACAGCAGTATTTCGTGCATTACAAGTTTTTACCCGGTCTGGGCTTCTATGGATTTGGTCTTACACACATGATTGGCGGTCTGTCTCAAGCATCTACAAGCATTTTACGTCAGTTAATTGATGCTGGTACGTTATCTAACCTACCTGCTGGCTTTAAAGCCCGTGGCGCTCGTATTCGTGACGAAGATGAGCCACTACGCCCCGGCGAGTTCCGCGATATAGACTCCGCTGGCATGGATATACGTCAATCCATCATGACATTGCCGTTCAAGGAGCCTTCACAGACCCTGTATAGCCTTTTAGGAGGGCTTGTAGAGGCTGGTAGGCGGTTTGCGTCTATGGCAGACATGAAGATAGGCGAAATGGGCGGAGACACGCCTGTAGGGACTACAATGGCGATTATGGAGCGTGGCACGAAAGTAATGTCTGCCATCCATAAGCGTCTTCATTACGCNCAAAAGCAGGAATTTAAGATTTTAGCCAATATATTCGCTAAAAACATGGCTCCTGTTTATCCATATGCAACTCCTGGCGCACCGCCAGAGATCAAGCAGATGGATTTTGATGACCGTATTGATGTTTTGCCCGTTTCNGACCCGAATATCTTCTCAATGTCGCAGCGTATCGCNTTGGCACAGACAGAATTGCAGTTAGTTCAGTCTAATCCAGAGATACATGGCGCAGAACAGGGTTTATATCAGGCATACAGGAAGATGTACGAGGCTCTTGGCGTTACTAATATTGANGCTATCNTGCCNATTCCNCCACAGCCACAGCCAGCTAACCCAGCCAAGGAAAACCAAGAGGCNATGCGTGGGCAACGGCTGCAAGCGTTCCCTGANCAGAACCATGAGGCTCATATTGAGGCTCACCTTGCTATTTTATCAACGCCTGTTGCTCAAGCAAACGCAACAATCGTTATGACCCTGCAAGGTCACATTCAGGAACACATTGGTCTAATGGCTGAGATGCAAGCGCAAATTGAAGTTATGTCACAGCTTGATCCAGAGGCTCAAATGGTTCTTCAACAGAACCCACAGATAGCTCAACAGCTTCAGGGCGAGATAGCCAACAAAGCTGCTGAACTTATTGGTGAATTAACAGAGCAGTATGCACAGGCTGTTGCACCTGCCGATTCAGCCCAGTCAGATCCGCTCGTTCAAATCAGACAGCAGGAATTGTCCTTGAGAGGCGCAGAAATTCAGGAAAAGGCTCGACAGTTTGAAGAAAGACAAGAGCTTGAGAAGCAAAAAGAGCGCAATGATGTTTTATTGGCTCAACAAAGGCTTGATTTGACTGAAGAGGCTACATCAGAGAAGACTCGTGTNGCTGAAGAGAGGATCCAGACCCAGCGAGATATTGCTGCGGCAAACTTACAAAGGAAAATGTGATGTCTGCAAGTTCTGTACGTTCAAAGTTTATAGAAGTCGAAAAAGAAAAAAAGCGTCAAAGAAGAATGACAAAGGATGGATTTGTACCAGCCCCTGTAAAGGAAGAAGCCCCTGTTGTTGTCGAGCCTGTCAGGGCTAGAAACGAAGACGGCACACTACAAGCTGATGATAAATCAACTCCTGATGTGAATGAGGCTTGGGTAGGTGGCATTGCTCCTAAGAAAAAATCAACAGCTAAAAAGAAAAAGTCATGACAGATAAAACACCTCCCTTGAAAGATGTGTTAGCTGGCCTTTCAGAAGAGCAGCTAAAGATGATGATGGAGGCTACAAAGGCGGGTAAGAAAGGCTTTAAGTATGATACGAAAACTGGTCAACTTGATTTTGGATTTAATAGAGGCGGTGAAGTCTGTCGTGGGCAAGGCCGTGTCTCGCGTAAAAGAAAGTTTAAAACGTACTAATGGCTAAACAGCTTTCAGAAAACTCTAGGTTTGCACAGTTTGACCTAGATAATGATGGAACTGTGACTGATGAAGAAATAGCTCACGCAAAGGATATGCTTGAGCTAGAGCTTCGTGAAGAAAAGGCTGATGCTCAAAAGCGCATGGCTTGGGTGGCTGTAGTTAGCATGGTTAGTTTTGCTTTGTTA